ACACTCTAAGAATTGAGTTCCACGGAAGCCCATCAAGATAACGTTTTCAGTCATGTATGGGTTCTTGTAAACTTTGTAACGGCTGTTTAAAGCACCAATTTTTTGTACACCGAAAGCATACTTCATTGTATCAGCAGCTCCGTCTGTATCAGCAGCAAATCCAGGAATTGATTCCAAGATAGTTGCAACAGTTGGAGAAACAACCATGAAGTTAGCGCCACCGCGTAAAGTACGTTGGTGAATCAAGTTAGACACTTTTTGTAATTTGATACCCAAAGTTTGGAACCAAGTCATTTGTGTGTAATATAATCCAGCAGTGTTACCAGTAGTTAATGTAGGCGTTTGATCGATTGTGTTACCAACCTTAGCTGACCAATACTCAGTGATTGGAGCATTTTGAATTAATAAATCCATAACTTCCAAATCGATCTCTAAAGATACGTGTTCAGAAAGAATACCTGTTAATTCAGCTTCAGCATCAAGAGCGTGATAAGCATTCAAATCCTGTGCAAATTCTGGAGTCCATTGCGCTTTTAACTTACGAGTTTTAGCAGAAATGGTTTCAGATTTCATACCAACGTTGATCTCAGGAATACTGATTGACGATGGAGAATACGCGTTAGGAACTGAAGGAGCACCCGCACGATCTTCAAAATCACCACGTGTATTGAAATCAGTTGCTTTGTTATAGAACAAAGTAGCCGAACCTGTGATGTTAGCGGCGTTAGCAGCAGTACCTGTAGAACCAGTTACATAGAAGAACAAAGTTGTACCCGTAGTATTGAACGCAGTGTAGTTTTGCAATACTTGAGAAGGCAAATAAGTAGCAGTAGAAGAACCACTCAATGTGAATGATCTAACACCTAAGTTGTTATATCCAGTTGGTAAACTTGTTACCGGGATAGCTAATTTATAAACCTGACCTGCAGCGATTGACGCAGAAATAGCACCATCAAAGTTAACGTCTGCGAAAGACGCCGTAGGAATAGTATTCACAAAAGCAAAAGATGCAGATGCGATAGAAGCAGAGAATTCGTTTAACGAATAACCGAATTTACCAGCTCCGTAAAGACCTCCAGAAGCAGCGTTACCGAAACCAGAAGCAGTAGTTACAGTATTAGCTCCATAAACAGATCCATTTATTGGGAAAACCGGATTACCGGTTGTACCGTATTGGAAATCTAAGAAGAATACCAATCCAGCAGGCAAGTTCATTGGTTGAACTGAAACGAATTCTTTCGCTGCGATTTGACCAAAGATCTTACGTACCAAAGGTAAAGCTACTCCAGCCCATTGTTCGCCAGAACCAGGAGTGAAAGTTGCACCACCAGAGTTTAAACCTGCGTTGGTTTGAGATGTTTCGATAACTAATTGTTTTGCTTGATTTTCTAAGATCACCGACATAGTCGAACGATCGTGGTCGCTAAGACCTTCAAGCAGACCAGATTTTGCCCACTTTTTTGTAAGTTTAGAGGCAACTGAAAACTGGTCAGAGAATGCTGATGTAGCAGACTCGTTTAGTAGAGATTGTACTAAGTTTGCCATTGTTTAAAATTTGTTTTGATTTAAAATTATTTTATACCAGCTATTTTTTGCCATCTGCTTACAAAAGCATCTGATTCTAAAATAGGTTTCTTAGGTGCTACGCCCGCTGGTTTTGAAGCGAAGCCTCTTGATTCTTGAATTTGAGATTTCTTCGGTTGAATATTCTCTTTTAAAGTTTCGTAAATATTTTTAGCTTCTTTCGTGTTTGTTGCACGATCTAAAGCAGAAACTACATTTACTTTTTGTGATTCACTAAGATTCTTAGACTTGAAGATTTTGTTCATGTAAAGAAGTTTAGCGTTCAAAAGATTAACTTCGTTAAGTTCTTTGCGTAAGATATTGATTGTGCTCTTAGCTTCTTTCAAACTTTTCTTGGTTTCTTCTTCTTTGTCTTTTTCTTCTTTTTTCATGTCTTTTTTCTTGTCTTTCATCTTAGCTTCTTCTAAGCTGTTTAAGATTTCATCCAAATTGATTTCTTCTAAAGTAGCGTCTGCATCCTCTTCAGATCCTTCTTCGCTGCCCATATCGTCCATGTCTTCCATGTCGTTACCTTGCATTGATTGAAGTACTTGTTTAAGATCACCAAGAGTGATATCGATCACTTTAGTGTCATCAGTTGGAGTTTCTTCTGTTGCTTCTGAATCGTCTGCTGCGTCGTCAGATGTATCATCGTCAGATGTATCATCGTCTTCTTTTGCATCTTCATCATCAGCTTCTGCTAATTCGTCTAATTCGGCTAGAATTTCTTCTAATGAAGCTTCGTCAACTTCATCGTCTTCCGCAAGAGATCCACCAGTTTTTTCTGGGCCGATACCGATTTTATAAGCGGTGTCTTCTGCTGAAGTTTCCCAAGATTCTTCGTCTTGAGTTCCCATTTGATCAGCAGTGATATTCTTAGTGTAAGGATCGTTTTCGTCCTCTTCTAAGTCCTCTTCTAATTCTTCGGAAAGTTTCATACGAATCATCTCTTGGATTTTTGGTTCAAAAGCTTCTTGAAGTGTAGCTTTGGCATTTGCCATAGCGCTGGCACGAACTGCTTTGGCGTCTAAAATCGCCTGCTTGTACATGTCTTCCATTTTGTTTCTTGATTGTTTCGATTGCTTATTGTAGAGAAGCAATATAAGTATTAAGTGTTATAGCCTCGCAATAGGGGATCGAGGCATCGTAACAATAAATACCGATTATTTACGTAAAAGCGTAAATTTTATGTAATTAATTTATGCAGCAAACTCCTGACATACTACAAATGATATCTGATACCATTCTATTTGCTTTGTCATATCTGTTTTGATTCGCAGATGGAATATATGATTCATTTATTCCAGATACTGGTCTAACATATGCTCCAAAAGTTGATGGAGTCGATACGAAGTCCCAGCAAATCAATTCAAGATCGTCTTCTACTTGAACAAGACCTTCTCCTATTGGAGATACTGTGCCCATTGCTCTTGATGAGATGCCAACTGTGATGTTGTTTGCAAATAACTGTCTTAGTATATTTCCTGAGGGCGTTGGTAGAATTTCAATGTCACCGTTTAGATTTTTACCGTCCCACCAAAGATTAAGTATATTGTGAGATACATTTTTTAAATTGATAACAGAAGTTTCTGGATGATCTAATTCTCCTAGCGCTCTATTTTCTGCTATAGGACCTTTAATGTAAAGATCTACTTGAGATCTTAAAGTATTATACGGATAGATTCTCTTATTGGCATTTGGTTTATCGCATGCTTGTACTAGTCCTGAGACAATCATGTTACCATTTCCATTAGCTGTGCTTTCAGATAGTCTTTGTTTGGTAGGCGTAAATATACTATATTCTATTAAGAGATCTTTATTCATATTATGAAGTTGGTTTAGCGTCATCTGTTCCAGAAATCTTTGTAAATTTTTGCGCTTTTAAAGTAGCGTCCGATTTTGGAGAACTCGCTACTATTGTTTGAGTTTGTCCTGTTTGATCTTTCTTTTGATATATCGCTTCTTTCTTTATAGCTTTTTTTAAATATTCTTTTAACTTTGAATACTTATCTTTTTTGCCTTCTCTTAATTCTTTCGTAGATTTTATTTTTCTATCTTTTGGAGCTTTCGCATTAAATAATTCAACAGCGATGTCTTCTCCAATTTCTGCAGCAAGAGCTTTTAATTTTTTATTTATTTCTAAAGCGGCTTGATGCTTTCTATCATCATCTGACATCTCATGATACCAATCGTATTTATCTACTAGCGCTTTAAATTCCTCTCTTTTTGGATCATTCATTCCTTCTTCTACTTGGCCACTCAACCATTTTTGACCCACGCTACCTAGATTAGGTAATGAATCAAATTGAGCGTCTCTGTGTTTTTTTGCTTCTATAGCGTCTAATACATTGATTTGAAAATCTGCTTCTTCGCCATTTTGCAATTTGACAGTTATCGTTCCTCCCATTATACCAGTTACCATTCCTGAACCTTTTGGAGTTTCTACTTCCATTCCAGGAGTGTATTTATAGTGAGTGTCTTCGTTCAGACTTTTTTTTAAGGCTTCTTTTAGTTGATCTATTACCTTTTCTTTACCTGGCATATCCATTACGTCTTTGATACCGGGAGCTTTTTTAGGAGTAAATCCCATTTCTTTTACTCCTTCTGGCTTACCTTTTTTATATTCGGTTTTTGGTGCGCTATCAGCTTTGTATTTTTCTTGACCTTTTATTTCTTTCATGCCATTATCTTTGTCAACCATGTTGCCAGGTTTAACTTCTCTCATTTTACGAGTTTCGTCTTGCTTCTTGATGTCGGCAGTATTTGATATAACAAGATCTCTATAAGCCATAGGATCTTTCTTCATAGCCTTAGCTACTTTCTCCATGATTCCAGGTAAATTATCATCGTTGATTACAGGATCTTTTGATACTTCAAAAGCAACGGCTCTCAAGAAAGTAGTGAAATTAACATTATCTAAATCTTTAAATGTATCGTATCTGCCTTGACCCGTAGCTTCTTTCCAACGACCTTCTGTTTTTTC